GCTGGAATCTGGCGCTACTAATTCGAACACATTCGCCACATCTATTGGCGAGACGAAGGGACGAATAGCAGAACTGGAAGCAGAACTGGAGACGATGAACACCGAAGTTGGAACATCTGAGACCGGGTTCGAAAACGCTGGTCGCTCTCTCTCTGACTATGCGATTGAAGTCGACAAGAACGCAGTCGCAGCGAATGAACTGGCGGCAGAGACAGAAGCGGCTAAGACTAAAGCACTAGAACTGCTCGGAGCAATTAGCAACGAGACCGAAGCTCTATATATGAGCAATCTCGAAATTGATATTCGCAACAATCTACAGAAAGCCGGAGTCGATGCTACGTCAGAACTTGGCGAGCAGATAATTACCGCGACGACTGAACTTCATAATGAAGCAGCAGCAATATCGGCAGCATCTGAGGCAGCGAAGCAATTAGAGAAAGACAATAACGCGGCTCAGAAGGCCATTGAGACAGAAGCGAAGAAAGCAGCAGAAGAAGCAGCGAAAGCATACAAAGAGATGAAAACAAAGATCTCTGGCTTCTTTATGGACGTGTTCGAGAACGGTAGAGACGCATTCGACAATCTCGCCAAGAAGTTCAAAGCGATGATTCTGCAAATGATCGCAGATTGGGCGGCATCCAAGATTGCCGAAATGATTACCGGGACATTCAGCGGAGTAGGAACTTCGATCAGCGGGATGTTCAGCGGGATATTCTCATCAATAGGGGCTGGGATAGCATCTATGGCATCGCAAGCGGCGTCGGTATTAACTGGCGGCGTCTTCGGTGGTGCTGCGGCTGCTGGTGGTGCTGCGGCTGCTGGTAGTGCTGCGGCGTCTCAAGCTGCTATTGCTGCTGGAACTAGCACGATGGCCTCTAGCGCTGCGGCTGCTGCTGGTGGAACTGCTGCTGGTGGAGCTGCTGCTGCTGGAGCTGGAGCCGCAGGATTGACAGCCGGAGGCGTTCTGGCAAGCGCTGGGCAGTTTATTGGCGGTATGTTCGGCGGTGGCGCTGGCATTGCTGCTGGCACTATGGGGCCGCCAACGGCTGCGGCTGCTGCCGGGGCTAATCTTGGGGCGCTACTATTTAACCCGGTGACAGCGGCTCTCGCGGCTATTGCTCTGGGCTTCGGTCTCGACTCTGGCGGCACTCCGACATCTACCGCTGGCATCACTATGGCGAAAACCGGAGGCATGAGTGACGACAATATATTCCAGACATCGCCGTTCGAGTCTGGGTTCGCTCCATTAGGATTCAAGCAGAACGCAACAAACGCTCAGGCCGAAGCAGCAATTAAGCCGCTGCGAGACTTGGACGCTATGCTAACAGCTCTGGCCGAGAGCATGGGCTATTCGGTTAATCTGTCAGGTCATACGTTCAACGGTCTCGGAGTCGAAGGCTCAGGCCCGGGCACGGTTCTCGGCACGTTCATCGAAGAAGGAAAGACAAAAGGCAAGCCGATGACGGCGCAGCTCGACACTTTCGCTGAGGAATGGGTGAGAGCGGTCGGCGCAAGAAACAATCTCTCAGCAAACGAGATCTCGCAGATATTCGGATCTGGCGGAGCGAAGGACATTCTGGATGTGGCGGGAACTTCATTACTAGAGCATCGAAGCCGCATTCTAATGAATAACGCAAACGCGACACTAAACTCTAGTAGCGAGAATGAAACCGTTTCCAGCGGAACAGAAAGAAATGCTGAATTAGAGTCATTTATAGGCAGAGCGCGAGACGCATACGATAGCGGAGTTTACACGCAAACCGATGTCTCTAACGTGAATCCGTTCTCAATAATTGATGGATCAGTATCTGCTTCAGATATAGAACAAAGAGATGATTTTATCTCAAGAGCACAAGCTGACTATCAAGCAAAATATGTCGACGGTCAGCATAGAGACGGTCTCGATATGGTTCCTTATGACGGCTATGTCGCAGAACTGCACGCCGGAGAGCGCGTACAGACCGCAGAACAGGCCCGGGCGTCTGACAACATAGCAGACGAGATGAGCGGACTGCGCCAGAGTATCGAAGACGTAATGATCGCAGTGGCGAGAAACACTCAGAAGCTCTATCGACTCAATGATCGCTGGGACAAGAACGGCTTGCCGCCAGTGAGGGCATAATATGAAGTTAATTCGACCGGAAACGGTTACAGATACGATATTTCAGTCTTCGGATGTTCCGGAGGCTGACTACTCGGCATGGCTGGTCGGCACGACTTACGCCGACGGTGACCGGGTAATCGTCACGACTCCGAACATTCACAAGATCTACGAGTCGCAGCAAGCAGCTAACACCGGGAACGATCCAACAACTGACGACGGCACATGGTGGCTAGAAGTATCCAGCACGAACCGCTGGAAGCTATTCAATGGCATCGTGCAAGAGCAGACCGAGCAAGCTGGCGGCATGGAGTACGTTCTACAGTCGCCAAATGTGGTGAACTCTCTCGCTCTGATTAACGTCGACTGCGCAGAAGTCACCGTCACGGTAGAAGATGCAACAGAAGGTGTGGTCTACGACGAGACGTTCTCTCTGATATCTGACTCAGGCATTCAGGACTGGTACGCTTATTTCTTCGAGCCTATCGTCCGGGATGACCGACTGGCGATTCTTGATCTGCCGCCGTATGCGAACGCAGACATCACTGTGACGTTCACTGATACCGCTACAGCTAAATGCGGAGCGCTGATTATCGGGCAGTTCGCCGATCTCGGGTTCTCTCAGCACGGAGCAAGTTATTCGATTATAGATTACTCGACGAAAACCACAGACTCTCAGGGCCGAGTGACAATCACAGACGGGCCTTACGCAAACAAGCTAGACGTTGACGTGATTCTCGATACAGCGGTATTCGGAACGGTTCGAAACATTCTAGCCGATCTGAGAACTACGCCGTGCGCGTGGATCGCCGAAGAAAGCAACAGAAACTCTATCGTATACGGATATTATCGAGAATTTGATATAATTCTCAGCAATCCAACAACTTCCAGATGCTCACTTGAAATCGAAGGGCTAGTATAATGACGATTAACACTATAAGCACACTCCCAACGGCTCCGGCGAGAACCGACGCCCCGGCGGTATTTATATCTCGCGCAGATGCTTTCTTGGCTGCTCTGGTAGTTATGCAGGGCGAGCTAAACACTTCAATCGGGCAGATGAACACAGACATCGGCGGCATCGCTGCGAATGTCACTGCTGCTCAAGCTGCGCAAACTGCTGCTGAACTTGCCGAGACCAATGCGGAGACGGCAGAGAGCAACGCTTCAACATCCGAAACAAACGCGCAGATATACGCCGCTGCCGCTCAAGCTGCTGCTGGAATTCCGTCTCTAGCAGGAAATGCTTTAAAGAAGCTGTCAGTAAACGCTGCCGAAGATGGTGTGGAATGGGTAGAAGTACAATCAGACCCAACGCTCGGCACGTTGACCAAGACATTCACTACTGACGAATCTTCTACAATCTCACTGACCAGCTCTGTACTTGCGCCTGTCGTTTCTGTGACGAAAGAAGTACCACAGTCAGGAGTGACTAATAACTCTTGGGATGTTAATTCGAATACAGAGAATTACACGAGACTTGATAGTGCTTATGCGACTACTTTGGATTTTGCAACAGATTTATCGGCTGCGTCTTTTGTTGATTCTTTTTCTGTTTCATCTCAAGCGACTGCTCCAAGAGCTGTATCGTTTAATACAGATGGAACTAAGATGTTTGTTTGTGGCTATAGTGTTGCCTCTGTTCATCAATACTCGTTATCAACTGCTTATGATGTCTCTACAGCGTCTTTTGTACAAAGTTTTTCAATATCAGCACAAGTAACAAATGCAACAGGATTAGCATTTAATGCTGATGGCACTAAAATGTATATCTTAGACCAATCTGCAAAAGATGTTAATGAATATTCTCTATCTACAGGCTTTGATATATCAACAGCTTCTTATGTTCAAAACTTTTCCGCAGCTACACAGTTTGATGCGACCTATTCTTTTGCATTTAGTTCTGACGGAAATAAAATGTATGTTGGCGGCTTTGGCACGGCTGCTGCTAGTTATGCTCGAACTATTGCAAGTTATTCATTATCTACGCCGTTTGATTTAAGCACTGCTTCATTTACTTATATTTTAGTTTTGCCAGCGCATGATATTACAGGAATTGCATTTAACACTAATGGCACAGAAATGTATGTTGTCGCAGGAAGTAACGGCACGGTAAACAAGTATTCTTTAACAACTGCTTTTGATTTATCAACCGCTTCTTTTGTAGTGAATTTTAGCATAGCTTCTCAAGATACAAATCCATACGGAATAGCTCTTAATAGCAGCATTTCTAAAATCTTTATTGTTGGACAGATTGGACAAGATGTAAATGAATATACTGTCCCATTCTCATCAGTGGCACTCGGCACAGGCTCATTCGCCTCAGCAGACGTAGGCAAGACCATCGAAGCCAATGACGGCGCGTTTGTCTTAACAGCCACAGACGGCTCTTATGTAGAAACCACAGCGCCTACATCATACGCTCAGGTCGCTAGTGGTGACTGGAGTATGTACGGTGTTGTCTATAATGCTGCGGATGGGGATTTGGAGCTTAGTGGTGTTGCTGACCCTGCTACAGGTTTTGATGTAAGTACTGCTAGTTTTGTAAATAGCCTTAATGTTTCAGCCCAAGACGTAACCCCAGCAGGAATAGCTTTTAACAATAATGGAACAAAAATGTTTTTTGTAGGTAGCGGCTCAGATAGTGTATACGAATATACATTGTCAACTAGTTTTAACCTTTCAACTGCTTCATTTGTTGATAGCTTTAGCGTTACTTCTCAAGATACAATTCCAAGAGGAATAGCATTTAATACCAATGGAACCAAAATGTTTATTGTTGGTGCTAGCTCAGATAGTGTACACGAATATACATTGAGCGTAGGTTTTGACGTATCCACAGCTTCATTTGTAGATAGCTTTAGTGTTTCAGCTCAAGATACAGTTCCGCTTGGGATTGCATTCAATAATACCGGAACTAAAATGTTTGTGGCTGGTTCTAGCGCAGATAGTGTACACGAATATACATTGTCAACAGGTTTTGATATTTCAACTGCTTCATTTGTTGATAGCTTTAGTGTTTCAGCTCAAGATACATCGCCAGAACAAGTGGCGTTTAATATAGACGGAACTAAGATGTTTGTTATGGGAAATAGCAACGCTTCAGTTTATGAATATACGCTTTCAACTGGTTTTGATGTTTCAACTGCATCGTTTGTTGATAGCTTTAGCGTTGCTTCTCAAGATGCAGCTCCAGCAGGAATGGGTTTTAATAGTGACGGTACTAAGATGTTTGTTTCTGGAGTTATTACTACTTCTTTATATGAATACTCCATAGGCTCATTAGCTTTCCCAACAGGCTACCATCCAGTACACACCACAGCCTCAACAGACACTCAGTATTGGACAGACATCAACTCAATGACGGC